CCCCAACGGCGCTTTATTTTCGTAGAGCGCGTCAAAACTACGACCGACGGGTCACTCACCTGGGGCATGACTAAGTCACGCAGCAGACGAGGCCAAGAATCGAGTTGACTGTCTACCTTCTTACTTTGAAGGACAGACACCTTAAACTCAATCCTCTGGAACCGTGGATGCCAACGCCACTGCAAAAACTGAGAATTCAATATCTCAGCTTGCAAAGCGTCGGGTACCTCCCAACAAGGAAAACCAGTCGAAGAAACACCATATGGCAATTTGCCATAGACGCTTTCGATATTTTCCTTGAGGTAATCGCTAGCAAACGTATAACCTTTCTTACGAAGTTCATTCGTAAGAGAAGTATAAGATGCTAACGCCACGCCGTCAGAAGACCGGCCCGTCCAAAGGCTCCTTAAACGAGAGGGAGTAACAACGACACCTTTGAAGGCGTCGATGCCACAACTTTCTCGAAAGAAACCTTTGACAAATGATTTAGAACGATTGACTTTTAAGCCATATTGCTCTAAAACATTTGTGCAACATTCAAACCACGCAGACGGAATGATAATATCATCCCCGTAAACGTAAATTGAATGCCCCACTTTGTGAAGTGGGAGGCGTGTCTTCCAGACACTAGCAGCTACCATTAGTACCCAAAAACAGTAAGCCTCGACTGGGAAGCATAATGCTGAACCCATTGGAGCGAACTTGTTCAAAGGTACAACGTCTCCATTAGGGAGGCGGGTAGCCGTCGTGCGAAGAGCCTCTAAACACTCATAAAGTTTCGAAGAATTTTTGAAAATTCTTCTAACCAAGAGTAGAGAGACTCTGTCCGAGGCATCCTTGAGGTCAACAGTAGCAAACTCACGGCTAATTGAATTAGCCAGAGCAAGCTGCTGATTGACTCCTTGGAGCGTGAAATTAATTGAACCTCTTGTTTGATGTGATCGCTCAAGATGTTCAACAATTTTCCGACCCAGACCCTGCTGAAGCCATTGGTATTCCAAAGGCTCTGCAGAGATGAGTCGCGGACCGCGCGAATCTTTCGGGACGAGTACAACTTTGGCCGTGCCTGATATTTCATCACGCAGACCTTTGTACCAGTCCAGACGATCTAGTATTTCTCGCCCCATCCCCGTTACGAAATAATCGTAATAGGGATACACCCGATGGATGGTTTGATACTTGCGGGAAAATTCCCACTTTTGTTCAAGCCTTTCACCGGTAGCCACCGCTCCTGGACCATGTCGCGGTAAGATATCCATAGGATCAAAATCCTTGAATATCTCCTGCGTAATACGACTAGCCAAATCCAATACTGGATCTGATTCGTCGAATTCCAGGAACTCAAGCTCACGATCAACATCCTTGAAGGTCTGTAAAACAGACTCCTCAACGGAAGGATCGTATCCGAGCCTGAGTTTATACGCGAAGAAGCAAACCTGTCTAATATGCCGCAAGGCATCGGCAGATGCTTCCTCCAGGATAGTACCACCCTCATCAAAGAGGAGGCTGAAATATGCCTGCATAAAAGCGGGCCTATTTCCAGTTTTATCAAGGTGAAAACCTCGAGGAACTGTGAGCCTACCTACTTCCAACGACTCATCTAAGGCTCTACCTAGAGAAGGTAGAGTTTTAGTGAGGAAGGAAAGACCTTCACGTTCGGTGCGAATCCTAATCAGATCCGTATCGAAAGAGAGGTCTCTTGATTTGGTGATACCCAGTGGGTCGCATAGGACCAGATGCGCACAAAGGTTGATATAAAAATCAACTTGGCTTTTCGAGGAGTCCAAACGGAGTCCTTCCAAGCGCCAGTGCGCATGCTACTCTACGACAACACCTGACGCTGCGATAAAGCGCTGTTTACGCTTCGCCGCGCAGGATCGCGTCCACGTTCGCCATCGTCGCGAGAGTTGTTATACTCCCGTCGGCCAAGAAGTCGATCATATTACTGATCAGATCCTTGACCATTTGAGACGTGACGGACGTGTTCCGAGGAACGGCAACGGTGAAATTCACCGCAATCGTCCTTGGGACACCAGTTGAGTCCGCCACCACTTGAGTCATTTGGACCAAGTGGCGGTCGACAGCGTCAGAGCCCTTGCCCTGAGTTGAATGGCGAATAGCCATCAACTTCGGAGCAGAGAGGTTCGTGGCGATGTCGATTCGTTGGCTTCCCGTCCCATCATTCCTGAAGAGACGGTAAACCACGTCGGTCCCATCCTGTTTGTCTAACGTGATGTCGTTCGCAAGCACATCTGGCTCCCTTTGGTGTAGTCACGCATCCTTTCTCAAGGGATAACGTGCTGCGCTAACGGAAACGCTGACGAATCAGCGCTAAAGCTAGCAACTGCTGCGATTGAGTAAGCTCCGTATTCGTTATCAACGAAGCCGGAACTGGAATACCCAGATTCCTCTCATAACGCACGACTTTTACGTGACCGATCTTTTTGGTATATGGAATCTCCACAAGCCAATTAGTATTCGATCGCGTAGATTTCTGGAAAATATCGTAGTCAACGTCCCATTTAAGGGACCATGTGACATTTTTCACTTCATAATCCCCACTAAAGGGTTGAAGTGCGAGTTTTCCAATCAGCTCTTGGAATCGGCCAAACCAGTCTAAGACGAAAGAATAGGGAATTGCTTCCCATACAATCGCCGCTGGATTATTAAGGCCGAGAGCTGCGCCGTGCGCCTTCCAACTGGCATACGCATCATCGAGTCCATCAAGATGGTGGGTGAGAAATCCACCAGCCCGATAGACACAAGACTGCGTAGTGACGACGTACTGACCAGAGTTACCCAAAGCATCGAGAAAAATCGGCTGAGTAGTAGGAACGTCAAACGTCCTAGAATACCCAAGCCTAACTCGACGTCCACGTGTCGAACGAAGAAAGTTTAACCTTTCTTCTACAACCTGATGGACAAGAAGTAACTTCTTAAGGTCGGAGATCAGGGGTTTAACCCCGAACTTCCACCATAAGAGGCCAGACGCCGCAGACTTTGTAATCGACCGTTCAATTTTAGGAATTAAATCCTGTACTGAACGGAGCTCCCAGAGGAAGTTCAAAATTGAAACTTCCAAAGGGATCTGTTCATGAAAAGACGCAAAAGCGCCATCATGAAACTCGTCCAAAGTCCCAGACGAAGGATAAGGGGCTAATGCGAGAAAGGATGCTTCTGTAGTCGTTGGCCGGTAATTTCTACCGTCAAACCGGATGCTATAAATTTGATTATAGTCATACGGAATGGTTAACGACTGATAGAAGTTCTGCCATCCAGATTCCATCTGGATGTCGGCTCGTAAATGATAGAGGGGATTAACGTCTAAAAAGACGCCATCCTTTCTCCTACCTCCGACAGTATCATGAATAACTTCATAATACGTGCCGAAAGGAGCGGTGAAAGTTACCTCATTAAAGTAACTTCCATTGTACCAGTAGTAGGCTTTAGTGCCTGCCAACTGATCAACCGCATCAGTACGAACTCGTATCCTTTTTCTCAGCATCAGCTGGGACCTCCTATTCGATACCTATACGGTACCAAATCAGAG